TATGCTTGCAAACGTGGAGTTTGTGCTTAAAGCAGTAGTCGTAGCGTTGTTAGATTGGGTTGTAGCTACACGGGCGTTGGCGTATATACCAAAACCTTGAACAGCAGAAGGAATCAGCAGAGAAGCCCATTTAAGCATATCGTCACCAGAAGATCTAGGAGCCTCTAGGCGTTGCTCTTGAGAATTACCACCCATACCCATCTGCATAGACATGACCGCTGCAACCGATGCTGTAGGGTCACCCTTTTTGACAATCTCAGCCAGTACAGCGTACCGAGCTTTTTCAGATTCAGCTTTGTAGCGAGCAATAGCTACTTGGGTTTCTGAATACTTGGTGTAATCAGTAGAGGCGCACCCTACCAAAGCTAAAACAATTAACGGTGTGGTTAGTTTAATCATCTATCTTCTCCTTGAGAGTTTCTCTTACTTGGTTGTAGGTGGATATGCAAGCGTTGAGAGCGAGGATGGCCTTGTCCCCGTCTGCGGCGATGTTGATAAGATCTTGAGAAGTCTTTGGGTCAAGCTCGGTTCTTGCATTTGAATCTCCGCTGGCAGTTCTGGTGGAGTCGGCGGTACATACACTATTGGAGGCGAAGGGGACTGACAAGCGCAAAGCACCAGACTGCACGTCAGCAGTAAGCTTGTAAATCTTAGTCTGTGCTTCATCATTTGCTGTCCTCAATAAACTTGCGGTCGTGTTGACTTTGGCGTTCAGCTCGGCTTCTTTGGTGCGAGCCTCTTGATTAGCTCTTGCAACCTTTGCCACAGCCTCGTCATAACACTCTTTATATCCTGCGTGGTGACCATAAAAATATGCTCCTGTGATTGTAAGTATTACACTCAGTAGTACCCACGGGTTGAATAAACTAAACATTACTTTGAATCCAACTTCTTTACAAGTTTCTGCACCTTGATCTCGGTCTGTCGTATATCCATGTACATCCACATCAGCACAGGCATAAAGAACAAAACCACACACAACAAAACCACAATTACAATGACGTAGAAGGTATCATCGTCAGGATCATCATCCACATCCACAGGATCACTAGGGTAACTACTACTCCGATTGTTACTCTGTGTTTGATTCGGTTTATAACCAGTCTTCGTTGCCATGCCACTGCCTTCTTTCTGTCCGATTCCTCTTTTCGTGCCAGTTGCTGTTGGTTAGCAATGTGTCCGATCATTTTGTTTACACGGCTATAAAGATCCTTAAATTCAGGTGGAACGTGGTACACCATGTACTCTCTCAGTTCCTCGTTTAACTTCTCCATCTGCAAGTCAGCAATTACCAACTTGATTGCAATGTCCTGTCCTTCTTCGTCCCCTACCTTAGATGCTGTGGTTTCTTGTTCTTCCTTGTAGTGTTTCAAGCCATTGTAGGCATGAAAGAACTTGGTCAAAGCATCAGCAACTTGGGCGTAAATCTGGTTCTCATCAAACTCAGGAGCCTTCTTCTTTACCTTTTTAGTGGGCTTTTCAACAGATTTTTGTTGAATTGCTTGTTTCTTGCCACCAAAAAGACCAATTAAGAAACCCCATACTCCTTTGGCATCCTCTTGAATACCCTTGAAATCTCCTACTACTCCATCAAGCTCATTCTTTGCATCGACAATGTACTGTCGCCCCTCCTTATACATCTCGCAAGATTCTTTAACGAGCTTGAAAGCAGATGAAGCAAGGGCAACAAGTGTGAATGGATCAATTTGATTGAGCCTCTTCTTCAGCCATTATTTCTGCAATTATCTCTGCGTTCTCATCATCTAGTATTTCCTGATACCCACAGGTACAGTCGCCGCCTATATGTTCGTGACAGTCTTTAGTATGCATGATTAAACTCCGGGTTCAGTAGGCCAAGTCATCGTCCAAGGAAAACCTGACTCTTTCGTCAAATCCCTGAGCGCTTGGCGGTATGTAGCCCATGCAGTTTTATCTGCGGTGCTGTCGGCAATCTGTGTCCAGTCGCAATCTTTAAGCTTTTCAGTACGTGAGTTGCGTACATTTTTAGCTTGTTCAGCGTCTTTCATTGCATGGTACTCAGCTTCGTTTTCAGCCGCAGTTTTAGCTGGGGTGTCATCGTGTGCAGGAGTATCTGTAAAGATTGGGCCGAGTACATATTTTGTATGCCAGACACCATCAATTTGTTCTACACCTTGACGCATAGAGTATTGATACACCGTACCGCCAGATGCTTGTGGGCCTTCAAGAACGATGTCTGCACCCCAATCGCTGATGTTCTCTTGAGTAAGAGGAGTGGGTAAACCCAAGCCTTGATGCAAGCGTCTGAACTCATCTTCAAACATGACCTGACCTGATTCTCTGATTCTGATTTCCATTTTATGCTCCTTTAAGCAATTGCTAAAAATAAATAACTTGAACCGTTTGAATTAACGGTGTTAAATATAGTAGAGTTTAAACTAAACCCACCTGTTGTTGATGTAACTGCACCAAGCGTTGCTGTTTCTGCATTTGTGGTATCTAAAGTCAAATAGGGGTCTGTTAATGTTGTCATACCCCTTGCAGTATCCCAAACATACCAATCACTAGAGCCATCTGTTTGTTTGATAAGAACAAATCTAGCACCACCTGTAAAGCCACACGCTATGGCTTGTGTTGTACCGTTTCCAATGTACGTTCCAACTTTACTTACACCAGCGCAAGTTGCAAATAAATAAGCAACATATTTATCACCAGAACCATTTGTTTGGGAATAATTATACAAAGGCAATATTGTGCTTGTTGGTTTGCTATTAAATATAAAAGTACCGTACGCTGGAACGTATTGTGTAGCTGTAGTATTTAACACGGCATTTGCATTGTCAGTATCAGTAAAACTAAAGGATACCCTCCAATTAACAGAAGTTGATCTATCTTTAAAAATAACAAGCTCTGGAATAACTTGCAAATTATGATTTATATTTTGCGTTGATCCATTCCCTGTATAACAAACCTCATCAAAGAATGATGGCGCACGTTTAAAATTCCAATAAATAGAAGACGAAATAGATAAGAATGCGGGTATTCCAAAGCCTGTGTTATTCCAGCCTTGTGTTCCTATGCCACCAGCAGTTTCTGCCGCTGTTGATGAAGTAACTAAAGGTGTGCTTGTGTTTCCTGTTGATGTTGTACTAACACCCCTTAATCTGTCATTTGCAGTTGTATTGTTAGCGTTTCCGGGTCTATAAGCGGCTAATTGCAAATCTACGGGGAATCCAGTTGTTTGTTGTGTACCTTGTGTATCCGAACTAGCAATAGGACTAAACACCTTAGTCGCATCAGTAGGCACTTTCATCGGTCCTCTGCGTATTGCTATGTAGATGAATGTGTCACCAGAACCAAAATTAGACCCATCCATCGTGAAGCCTGTTGAAGTTTGAACAATATATGGAGAAGTTACAGTTCCTTCCGCACCAGTTGTATTTGGGAATAACCTTTGATACCCTGTTTGAGATAGACCGCGCATGGAATCAACCATTTGCCAGTTTTGAACAGATGTAGAGCTTTTAAACATAATCCATTGAGGTTCATAACCAAGGTTTATGGTTGTTACTCCAGAACCCAAAGTTACAGACCCACAAGTAATAACATTATCCGTACCAGTTAATCCAAAGCCTCCTGCGTTGTGGGCAAAGACGTATGCAACAAATGAATCTCCTGAAGCATTAACACCTCCTGTGTTTCCAACTGTAAATACAGTTGATGTAGGTGTCGTGCTATTCCAAACAGCAGTATTTGTTTCTACTGCATCTGATAAATTTAAAAATATATCTTGTGTATTAGCTAACGACCTGTGATAAACACGCCAATCATATGCTGTAGTTAAATTTTTTACAATAATGCAACCCGGCACTGACCCAAGATTGTGAGCAATATTTTGCACACCTCCATTCCCCGTATACGTTTGAACATCAAAAAACTTAGGTTGTTTTCTGAATGTCCATGAGACGTAGTTATCGCCTACATTGCCATTTGCACCGCCCCATCCTGAGTCAGTACCAATAGAAAATCCATTTGTATTAAAACTAGTAACAGTGTCTGATGTTGTAACATTTGTCGCTGTTGTATTTGTATATAAAAGTTTTGTTATACCTCTTGCGCTATCAAAAACACCATTGCTATACGAACGTGACCTATCTTTAAACCAAACTAACCCACCGTTTGTAGACAAATCAATTCCATTGGTGATAGTCTGTGATGCGCCTGTTCCTGTATAAAGCCAAGTGCTGAACACATCCTCAATGTAATTGAACGGCCCACCGAAAGGCCAGATGCCAGCTTGCTGTGCTTGATCTTGTTGGTCAAGTGTCCATATCCCAGACGCAGACGAAGTCGTAGGTGGTGTGTAATTTTTAGTTATAAAACCGCCCGGAAATTTCGTACTCATAATGTTTTCTCGCTAATACGTTTTACCAGTGCTTGAGCTTTTTTTGTTTGGCTTATTTTAAATTTTGTTTCTGCGCTTTTTGGCCCCAAAGTCTTAGCAGTTTCACTCATTTTAAGTTTTGTTTCTTCACTGACAATGCGTCCCAGCATTGATCGTCTCATGTTTTCACAATGTTCAGGTGTTAACTTCTTACCAGTTAAGGACTGACTAATTTTTTGTTTTTGCTCATGCGAAATTGTTTTACCAGTGTTAATGGCGCTTAGTTTTTTGCGGAACTCTTGTGATCGCTTTTGACCCCTGTTAGCAGAGGCAATTTTATCTTTGTGTTCTTGGGTAAATTGTTTACCAAACCAAGGGTGACTTTCTTTGTTTAAAGCTGCAAGCGGGCCTTCTCCACCACCGCAGATGTTGTACCCGCTAGGTGTCAAAGTTTCATAGGCGGTAATCATCTTAGCTTCCAATTCCAAACAATATTGGCGATCTGCCACAACTAACACATCAAAAGCAAAATTGTCTTTGCCGTAATGCTGGATGGCGTTTTTAATATAAGACTTGGAACGTGTTGAGGCTTTGCAATGACTTTTAAACCGTTGTTTTACATTACCTGTAACCCCAATGTATTGCATTCCATTCAACTTATTCGTAATGGAATATATACATGTTTCGCCGGGGTATTTCGTACTCATGTTGTGTCCTTATGCGATGGCGAGGAAAATGTATGTACCACCAGATGCGTTGATACCTGCGGCTGTGCTGACAATTTGAAAACCTACGCCTGTTGTGTAAACCGAGTTGGCGTTTACTTCAGCGGATGCCGAGTTAAATAGTAACGATGGATCAGTTCCTGACACCATACCTCTGGCGGTATCCCATACATACCAATCACCAGTTGAATCAGTGCGCTTTACCATTACCCAACGAGCGCCCCCCGTGAATCCACAGTCGATTGTTTGAGTTGCGCCTGTACCTGTATAACTACCTACCTTGCTGACCCCTGCACAAGTTGCAAAAAGATAAGCAACATAAGTATCGCCAGAAGTGTTTACTCCTCCTGTTGTACCAATAGAAAATACTGTACTGGTTGGTGTTGTACTGTTCCAATTAACAGGGCTTGCCCCAGATGGGGCGTTTGTTGCATTAAGAAGCAAAGCGCTTTGGTTCCCCACATCTTTATTATAGACATACCAATTGGTAGCACTTGATCTATCTTTAACAATCATCAATTCAGGAACAACAGTAAGATTATGAGTTATTGTTGTTGCACTTCCAGTTCCTGTATAACAAACCTCATCAAAGAATGATGGCGCACGTTTTAATATATATAAAGTGTCGTAATTGCCATTAGCAATAGCACCCGGATCATATACAACCCAAGAACCAACAACGTTGCCTGTTCTAGCAACGCCTAATCCTCCAACTCTAGTATTAGATGTTGCTTCAGCTGCGCTGGTATTTGATTTTATATAAGGGTTTGTAGTAACTGCGCCAGATGTATTTGATGGAAATCCGTCTAATATCCCACGCAATCTATCTACGAATTGCCAACCTGCTGTAGCTGCCAAATTAAAATTCATAAGTAAATCTGGATAGGCAAAAGACCCGTTTAATGTGCCATTACTTGTTGAAAGAGGGGTAAAAACATTTGTGCCAACAGTAGGTATAGTCATTGGCCCTTTGCGGATGGCTATGTAAATGTAAGTTCCGCCACTTGCGTTTAGTCTTCCACCTGTAGCCTCGCAAACAAAACCTGTTGCTGTCGGAGAAATTTCAGGATAACCAACCTCTGCATTAGAATTATCTGCTTCCAATCTGTTGTCGTTAGCACTGCCGTTTGGCATTCCACGCATAATATCGTAAATAGACCAACTATTAGTTCCTGCGTCTGTGCCTGCCGCTTGTTTAATCATTATCCATTGAGGCTCATAACCAAGAGTTACTGCATTTCCCGCTGTTGCATTTCCCGTATAAGACCCACAGCTAATCACATTGTCCGTACCCGTCAGGCCAAAGCCTCCTGCGTTGGATGCAAATACGTAAGCAACATAAGTACCACCAGATGCGTTAACTGTTGCGTCAGTCCCAACGCTAAATACCGTGCTTGTAGGGGTTGTAGAGTTCCAACGAGTTGTACCAGTTGCTTTAGCGGCAGTTGTGTTTAAAACAAGATATTCTGTATTGGCTAAACTTGAATGATATACCTGCCATGCACCATTTGCGTCTGTACGTTTAACCCAAATACATCCCGGAACTGAACCAAGATTGTGAGCAATAGTGCGATTAGATCCTGTACCAGTCCAACTTACAACATCAAAAAACTTAGGTTGTTTTCTAAATGTCCATGAGACACAACCTGAGCCGTTATAATTCATTGCTGAAGTAGACATATTGGTCATACTAAAACCAGTAGTTGTCATAGCAAAACCAGTGTTAGTTTGTTGGGCGTTTATTCCATCTGTAAAAATCCAATTACTACCTCTAATTGAATCAAATACTGAAAAATCAGATGCTACATCCCTTGGACGACCCCAAACCATTCCACCTTTTGTAGCCAAATCAATGTTATTTGTAATAGTTTGTGTAGCGCCGTTACCAAAATAAATCCAAGTAGAAAACACATCCTCAATGTAATTAGGTGGAGGTTGACTAGGCCAAACACTACCGCCTTGAGCTTGCATCTGCTGTTGTAGCGTCCACTCTCCGGGTGCAGTTCCACTA